TACGAAATACAAAACCTAAAGATAGCATTACCACCAATAAATAAAGCTCATAAGTTTAAAAGTGACAAATGGGAGGTGACTCCTTATCCTAAGGAACTTAACAGAGTTAAAACAATATTTGACTGGAAAGAACTACCAAACGAATTTAAAAATAAATACATAGATTATATTGAAGGCGAATTTAAGAAAAGAGAAGAGGGTTTTTGGTTTTGGAACAATGGCAAGCCTACTTATATTACTGGTACTCATTATATGTACCTTCAATGGTCAAAAATTGATGTCGGTAACCCAGACTTTAGGGAAGCCAACAGACTGTTCTTTATATTCTGGGAAGCATGCAAAGCAGACAAAAGGTCTTATGGAATGTGCTATCTTAAAAATCGTCGATCAGGATTCTCATTTATGGCGTCAGGAGAAACTGTTAATCAGGCAACTATTAGTTCAGATGCACGATTCGGAATACTGTCCAAATCTGGACCAGACGCCAAGAAAATGTTCACAGATAAAGTTGTACCAATATCAGTTAATTATCCATTCTTTTTTAAACCAATACAGGACGGAATGGACAGACCAAAGACCGAGCTTGCGTACAGAGTCCCCGCTTCTAAACTTACAAGACGGAACATTACTAGCACCGACAAACCTGAGGAACTCGATGGACTGGATACAACAATAGACTGGAAGAACACTGGTGATAACAGCTATGATGGTGAAAAATTAAGACTGCTAGTTCATGATGAAAGTGGTAAGTGGGAAAGACCTAACAATATTTTAAATAATTGGCGAGTAACTAAAACTTGTCTTAGATTAGGTAGTAGAGTTATTGGTAAATGCATGATGGGTTCAACAAGTAACGCATTAGATAAAGGTGGTAACGAATTTAAAAAACTTTACAATAACTCAGATGTTACAAAACGAAACAGAAACGGACAGACAAATTCGGGCCTCTATTCTTTGTTCATACCTATGGAATGGAACTACGAGGGATTCATTGATTCTTATGGACTACCTGTGTTCGAAACACCTGAACGAGAAGTTATTGATCCACATGGAGATATAATCGACGTAGGTGTACTTAGCCATTGGCAGAATGAAGCTGAGGGCTTGAAGTCAGATCAAGACGCATTAAATGAGTTTTATAGACAGTTTCCTAGAACTGAAGAGCACGCTTTTAGAGACGAAACTAAAAATAGTATATTTAACTTAACTAAAATATACGAGCAAATAGATTATAACGAGGAAACAGTTGATTTGACTGTTGGAAACTTTCAGTGGCTAAACGGAGTTAAAGACACTAAAGTAGTATTTATGCCAAATCAGAAAGGTAGGTTTAAAGTTAGTTGGGTGCCACCTAGTAACTTACAAAATAGAGTTGTAATAAAAAATAATGTAAAACACCCTGGCAACGAGCACGTAGGGGCGTTTGGTTGTGACTCTTACGATATATCAGGCACTGTTGATGGTAAAGGTTCTAAGGGATCACTTCATGGTCTTACAAAGTTTAGTATGGAAGATGCACCAGCTAATGAGTTCTTTTTAGAATATATAGCAAGACCACAAACTGCTGAAATATTTTTTGAAGATGTACTAATGGCTTGCATATTCTACGGCATGCCAATATTGGCTGAGAATAATAAGCCAAGATTATTGTATTACTTTAAAAGAAGAGGTTACAGAGGCTTCTCTATGAATAGACCAGATAAAGTATGGAATAAGTTATCTGTGACAGAAAGAGAGATCGGTGGTATGCCAAACTCAAGTGAAGACATAAAGCAAGCTCACGCAGCTGCTATAGAAATGTATATAAATGACCATGTAGGCGAAAAGAACGAAGGTTTTGGTTCTATGCCTTTCAACGAAACTTTGAACGATTGGGCTAAGTTTGACATAAATAGAAGAACCAAGTTTGATGCCACGATAAGTTCTGGATTAGCCATAATGGCTTGCAACAGGCATTTGTATTCGCCCAAACAAAGTATAGAGAAAAAGAAAGTAAATTTAAATATAGTCAAGTATGCAAATGCGGGCTACAATTCAAAAATAATAGAAAATTAGTATGGCTGAGTCAGTTACATCACATTATTTTCCTAGTCAAGTCGTTAGCGACGTAGAGAAAGCTTCAGAAGAATACGGTCTTAAGATCGGTAAAGCTATTGAATACGAATGGTTCAATAGAGATTCTGGAACTAATCGTTTCGCTAGTAATCAAAACACTTTTCACAAGTTAAGACTATATGCCAGAGGAGAACAATCAATACAAAAATATAAAGATGAGTTATCAATTAATGGTGACTTAAGTTATTTAAACTTAGACTGGAAGCCTATTCCTATCATACCTAAATTCGTTGACATAGTGGTTAACGGAATATCAGAAAGAACATTTGATATAAAAGCATATTCTCAAGATCCATATGGAGTTTCTAAAAGAACTAAATATATGGAAGATATTATAGCTGACATGAAAACTAGAGACTTAAACGAGTTTTCACAAGAAGCTTTCGGAATATCGATAGCAAGCACACCTCCAGAAAAGTTGCCAGATAGTGAAGAAGAACTACAGCTTCATATGCAGCTAAATTACAAGCAAGCAGTAGAGCTAGCTGAAGAGCAAGCTATAAACACTATACTTGAAGGTAATAGGTATGAGCTTATAAGAAAAAGAATCAACTACGATTTAACTGTTCTGGGCATCGGCGCTGTAAAAAATACTTTTACAAAGTCTGAGGGAGTTAAAGTAGATTACGTTGACCCGGCAAATATAGTTTATTCATATACTGAATCGCCATATTTTGATGATTTATATTACGTAGGTGAAATTAAGACAATACCTATTAATGAGCTTAAGAAAGAATTTCCAGATCTTACTGATAAGGATTTAGAAACAATGAGTAAGCAGGGTTATCAAAACACTGGCTTTTACAATAGAAGCATAGTCGAGTCTACTAATATAGACAGGAATCAAGTTCAAGTATTATACTTTAATTTCAAAACTTATGCTAACGAAGTATACAAAGTAAAAGAAACTTCTACTGGTGCTAGTAAGGTTATAGTTAAAGACGATCAATTCAACCCACCTAATGAGCTACTAGAAGAGAGATTTGGCAAAATGTCTAAGCAGATAGAAGTTCTTTATGAAGGAGCTATGATTTTAGGCACTAAGCAACTTTTGAAATGGGAGCTAGCTAAAAATATGATGAGACCTAAAAGTGACTACACTAAGGTTAAAATGAATTATTCAATAGTGGCGCCAAGAATGTATAAAGGCCGTATAGAGTCGCTAGTAAGCAGGATAACTACTTTTGCTGACATGATACAGTTGACGCACTTAAAGCTGCAACAAGTAATGTCACGTATGATACCTGATGGTATATATTTAGACGCTGATGGCTTAGCTGAAATAGATTTAGGTAACGGCACAAACTACAATCCGCAAGAAGCATTAAACATGTTCTTCCAAACAGGTAGTATAATTGGTAGATCAATGACTGCTGACGGAGATATGAATCCAGGTAAAGTACCTATTCAGGAGATACAGAGCGGCTCAGGAGGAGCTAAATTAGCTTCACTGATACAAACATATAACTACTACCTACAAATGATAAGAGATGTCACCGGATTGAACGAGGCGCGTGATGGTAGTACTCCAGATAAGAACGCTTTAGTAGGTATACAAAAAATGGCAGCCGCTAATTCAAATACTGCTACAAGGCACATATTGCAAAGTGGATTATTTTTAACAGCTGAGTTGGCCGAGTCTATATCATTAAGAATATCTGATATTATAGAGTACTCACCAACTAAAGATGCCTTTATACAGAAGATAGGTGGACACAATGTAGCCACTCTTAGAGAAATGAGCGATCTGCATTTATACGACTTTGGTATATTTATTGACCTAGCACCAGACGAAGAGCAAAAGCAAATGCTTGAAAACAATATTCAAGTAGCATTAGCCAAAAATGGTATAGAGTTAGAAGATGCTATAGATGTTAGAGAAATTAAAAACATAAAGCTTGCTAATCAAGTTCTTAAGATAAGAAGGAAAAAGAAAGCACAGCAAGACCAGTTAATGCAACAACAAAACATCCAAGCTCAAGCTCAAGCAAACGCACAAGCACAGCAAGTAGCTGCTCAAGCAGAAGTGCAGAAAAATCAAGCATTATCGCAAAGCAAGATACAAGTAGAGCAAGGCAAGATCCAAATGGAGATGCAGAAAATGCAACAAGAGGCCATGCTTAAAAAGGAATTAATGAATCACGAGTTTAAGTTAAACATGCAGTTAAAGCAAATGGAAACTGAAATACTAAAAGAACGTGAATCACAAAAAGAAGATCGTAAAGATGAAAGAACTAAAATTCAAGCTACACAGCAATCTGAATTAATAGATCAAAGAAAAAAAGAAAGTCCACCTAAAAACTTCGAGTCATCGGGTAATGATATAATGGGTGGCGGTTTTGGATTAAATGCTTTTGATCCAAGATAAACAAAACAACTATACAATTTTATAATATTTTATTATGGCTAAAAAAAAGAAAGTCGAAAAGGTCGAAGAGATCGTAGACAAAAACGAAGAACAGGCGGTAGAAGTCGCTGCTGTAGAAGAACCAGTTAAACCTCAGCAAGAAGAAAAAATTGATGATGGAATAGCTAGGTTAGATTTAAGGGATTTTCAAGAAAAACCTACTGAGGAAACTACTGAAGAAACTGCTGAAGAAACAGTTGTAGAAACGCAAGTTGAACCTGAAGTAAAAGCTGAGGTTGAGGAGCAAGCTGTTGAAGAAGTAGTAGAAGAGACAGTAGAAGAAAGTCCTGTGCAGGAAATTGCTTTAGAAGAAGTTACAGAAATAGCAGATAAGCTAGAAGAAAACATCGAAGAAGCTATTGAAAAAGCAGAAGAACAAGGAACTCAACTTCCAGAAAACATTCAAAAAGTAGTTGACTTCATGCACGAAACTGGAGGAAGTTTAGAAGATTATGTTCAATTAAATAAAGATTACTCAAAAATGAGTGATAATGATTTATTGAGCGAGTACTTAAAGCAAACTAAACCTCACTTGAACGACGAAGAAAGATCTTTCTTAATGGAAGATTTGTATTCTTGGGACGAGGACATCGATGAAGATCGAGATATAAGAAGAAAGAAATTGGCATTAAAAGAGCAAGTTGCAGATGCTAAAAACCACCTAGACGGGTTAAAGTCTAAATATTATGATGAAATCAAAGCAGGTTCTAGATTAAACCCTGAACAACAGAAAGCTATGGATTTTTTCAGTCGATACAATAAAAATCAGACAGTGGCCGAGGACAACGCTAAGTTTTTTAAGAAAAAGACTAATGAGGTTTTCTCTAATGAATTCAAAGGTTTTGAATACAAAGTAGGAGAAAAGAGATTTAGACTTAATGTTAAAGATGCTGATGCGATTAAAGAGAACCAGATGGATATTGGAAATTTTGTAAATAAGTTTGTTAACAAAGAAACTAACAAAATGGAAAATGCCAAAGGTTATCACAAGTCTTTGTTTACTGCAATGAATCCAGATGTAGTAGCTAATCACTTCTACCAACAAGGTAAAGCTGATGCGCTAAAAGAAAGTATGTCAAAGGCAAAGAACGTCGACATGTCGCCAAGAGGTACTTTATCTAGCGAAAGCACACCAAGTGGCACGAAGTATAAATC